GTGCCGGAACCGGATAAGGGTTCAGACATACTTTTTCTCCTGTAAATAAAAAAAGGCCACTGTCGGCCCGTAAAAAAACACCCCGTCAAAGGCACCCGCAGATACCTTTTGTGTGGTGCTATTCAGATTTACGCAGTAAAGGCCGGAGCACGACCAGCGCCATCGCCACCAGCACACCATCTGCCAGCACCGACATCAGCCGTCCGGTGAAATCCACCACCACCAGAAACAGCAGGATGGCAGCCAGCACAAGGCGCGCACTTTTCACAGGTACTGCTCCAGCGGCAACTGCAGCGCCTGAGCAATTTTCTTGAGCTGTGCTTCTTCATCCGGACCAATGCCATCCTGGTCAGCAATATCAAGACACAGGCACAGCACATCAACCGCTTCGGTGGTTCCTGCCACATCAGCCAGTTCACGCAAAGCCTGAGCATTCGCACTACGAGGTGACGCTTCATAACGGGCGCGGATATTTGCACTCATTTGTGCAATCTCACCCGAGAACGGCGCAAAAGCAGGAAGTGCTGCAATGGTTTTCTCCAGCACAGCGATTTCTTTCGCATCACAGGTGCCGTCGGCGAATGCTATGGAATACGCGCCCCAGACGGTCGCCTCCACTGCGTCGCGGTTCTCCATCTTCTTCACTTCAGTAATGGCCTTGCGGGTTTTCTTTTTGAAAATACCAAACATCGTTACTTTTCCTTTTAGTGGGTGAGCCTCCGCCCGGGGGTGACCAGCCCACAGAGAAAGTCACACTGACCATCCCGTAAGCTCGCCACTGAAAGGCTCTGTGGTTTTTGATGTGCGCCGGGCGTGACGCGGATATGAAAAAGGTCCGACTGAACGGTCCATAAAAAACGGAATAAAAAAAACCGCCTGGTGCGGCGGTTAAGGATGTATTTCCGGGCTTGACTTAGTATGTGACTAATCACAGTTTTGTTTTTGTCGATGTTTACAACATCGGGATAATACATTTGCAGAAGAAAAAAACAAAATCCTGGCTAATAATGCATTATTCCGGTGTTGTAAAAAAGTGGCACTGGAACTGTACTGATATCACTCATTACAGAACAGGGCGTGGTAAGGAGTCAGAAAAAAACACCCCACATATATTATATTACATCAGTGCCTGAAACAATCTCGCCTTAGTTACTGTGGAGCGGGCAGCGGGAATCGAACCCGCATCATCAGCTTGGAAGGCTGAGGTAATAGCCATTATACGATGCCCGCATATGGTGCCGACTACCGGAATCGAACTGGTGACCTGATGATTACAAATCATCTGCTCTGCCTGCTGAGCTAAGTCGGCGTTGGTTCCTCGGGCGTGAGATGAGATGCCCCGATACATATCGTACCATCCCCTCGGAACCGCAGAAATAATACTAATAAATATTCCGGATGCAATATTTATTACTCGCGCAATTGTAAATTTGTTTGAATAAAAATTTTATTTACTGCAGCATTTCACAAAAAGCCAAAAAATACCCACCAGTAAAAAACCAGTGGGCCGCAAATAAAAGAGTACAATGAAACCTCATAAGACAATGCCTGATGCATCATCGGGATAAAGCATGATTATCTGATAAATGAGATGTCTGCATTGCAAAGAACACCAGAAATCATGCCTTATCCCGATAAGGCATCACATAATTAAATATGTTGCATTAAGATGACGTCCCAACTCATAACACCCTGATGTTCACGTAACTCGTCATAAAATCAGAACGCCATCTGAATACACAGAAAAAAACTGGCTTCACACCACCCTGTATGTGAACGCAGAACTCATCCAACCACGTGCTTTCGCAACCAGTACACAACCTGTGTCAAAAACTGGCAGATGAGCAATGAAACTGCCAGTACGGTCACCTTGCCTAGTTCGCGTCGCGCATTCTGCGTGATAATAAGTTTTCCGTTCTTATCTTATTATGCACTACCTGGTTTCTCTGCCTGCTCCATTATTTCACCGACGGTCTGTTCAAAACGTTCTTTTTCCAGTTCCACGCCAATCGCCCTGCGTCCCAGCAACAGTGCCGCTTTTATCGTGGAACCTGACCCCATAAAAAAATCTGCGACCAAATCGCCTGGACGGCTGCTGGCAGTAATTATCTGACGCAACATATCCGCCGGTTTTTCACAGGGATGTTTGCCCGGATAATACTGCACGGGCTTGTGCGTCCAGACATCCGTATAAGGAACGACAGCCGATACGGAAAAATAACGCCGCAGTGATTTGTATTCCTCCAGCAGGCTGACATATTGCCGGTTCAGTTCGCTGTATGTGCTGACCAGCTGGTGGTGTGGCTGCTCCAGTTCACCGCGCTGGTGTTTTTCTGCCGCCACACGTGCAAACAGCGCCTGCAGTTTACTGTAATCGGCCTCATTCGGTAACTGCCACTGACTGGTACCAAACCAGTGCGAAGCCATGTTTTTCTTTCCGGTGGCTTCTGCTATCTGTTTTGACGTTATCCCCAGTGATTCGCGCGCATCACGAAAGTAAGAAATCAGCGGGGCCATGACATGCTGTTTAAGCTCGCGCCCCTTTGTTGCATAGCCGTCATTTTTTGGCTGGTATGGCCCCTGATAATGTTCAGCAAACAGAATGCGTTCTGTTGCCGGAAAATACGCCCGCAGGCTTTCCTTGTTGCACCCATTCCAGCGTCCGGACGGCTTCGCCCAGATAATGTGGTTCAGCACATTAAAGCGTTCACGCATCATGATTTCGATATCAGATGCCAGGCGATGACCACAGAACAGGTAGAGACTTCCGGCAGGTTTCAGTACCCGCCAGAACTGCGCCAGACACTGAGCCAGCCATTTCAGGTAATCATCGTCCCCCTTCCACTGGTTATCCCAGCCCTCGGGCTTCACTTTAAAGTATGGCGGGTCTGTGACTATCAGATCGACAGAGTTTTCCGGTAAGGTCCGGATAAATTCCAGGCAATCAGCGTTGATTAACTCACAACTGGATATTTTTACAGTATTAGCCATAGATCAATAAGCACTTCTCTGATAGGCTCATACCGCTTTTGCGCAAAGCAGATGGGCCTGAGGTTTGCTTGTGACCCCAACGCATGAGCAGATGGCTGGCAGGTGCCGCTAACACCCACCAGCCGCCCATTACCACAAATTAAAAAGCCTTCACTGCGGAAGGCGTCTGTAACAACCGAACTGATAATCTGCCAGACCCGCCATAACAAGCTGGGTCAGTATTAACTGGCAGCGTTCGCGTGAAAGGTAAGTATTCTGCGCAATTTCCCCGACGGTCGCCGGTTCGGTGACGCTTAATTCATTAAACACCACTCTGGCAGTTTCGGTCATATCCTGCTGTTTTAGCATGTCTTTTTCCTTTCTGGTTAACGTGACATACCAATAACTCTTGTCGAAAAAGCCAGCAAGCTGAAAGACCAGTATTCGCAACCACCAGCACGTTTAACGTCCTGTGCCGTTTTTCGGGTACAAAAAACAGCCCGACGGCGGTTTTAAGGAAGGAGTCGAAGCAACCACTCTTAACATCATAATTGAATTTTTACGTACGTAAACCACAAATACGCCACTCAAATGTTAATGCAACATAACAAAACAAAACATACGAATAACACATATTACATCAAATACATCATTGTTATTTTTCAATGAAAAATGAGTAAATAATGTATTTCATTAATTAAATTCCGCATTACACAAAAATATCAACAAATTATACCAACGCGCATAAATGAGATCTTGATCATATTATCAATCACTAAATTAAACTTGACTCTTGAAATAACCACATTGATTAGATGAATATTTATCGCGCAGTGACATCATTTTTTAAAAATAGTTCAAAAAAAAGGGTTCGTGATGAAAAAATTAACGGTGGCAATTTCTGCTGTGGCTGCATCAGTACTGATGGCGATGTCTGCTCAGGCAGCAGAGATTTATAATAAAGACAGCAACAAGTTGGATCTGTACGGAAAAGTTAATGCTAAGCACTACTTCTCCTCTAACGATGCAAATGATGGCGACACAACTTATGCTCGTCTGGGTTTCAAAGGCGAAACTCAGATCAACGATCAACTGACTGGTTTCGGTCAGTGGGAATATGAATTCAAAGGAAACCGTACTGAAGAACAGGGAGCAGCCAAAGATAAAACCCGTCTTGCATTTGCAGGGCTTAAATTCGGTGACTACGGCTCCGTCGATTACGGTCGTAACTACGGTGTAGCATACGATATCGGTGCATGGACTGACGTCCTGCCAGAATTCGGTGGAGATACCTGGACCCAAACAGATGTATTCATGACTGGTCGTACCACTGGTGTTGCAACTTATCGTAACAACGACTTCTTTGGTCTGGTTGATGGTCTGAATTTTGCTGCACAGTACCAGGGTAAGAATAATCATGATCGTAGTAGCTTAGATAACTACACCAAAGGCAATGGCGATGGTTTTGGTTTCTCTGCGACCTATGAATACGAAGGTTTCGGCATTGGTGCAACGTATGCGAAATCTGATCGTACCGACACTCAAGTCAAATTGGGTAAACTTCTCCCAGGAGTATTTGCTTCCGGCGAAAATGCAGAAGTCTGGGCTGCAGGTCTGAAATACGACGCAAACAACGTTTATCTGGCAACAACCTATTCAGAAACCCAGAATATGACTAAATTCGCAGATTACTTTGTGGCTAATAAAGCACAAAACTTCGAAGCTGTTGCACAATATCAGTTCGATTTCGGTCTGCGTCCGTCTGTTGCTTATCTGCAATCAAAAGGTAAAGATCTTGGCATTTTTGGTGACCAGGATTTAGTCAAATATGTTGATGTTGGCGCAACTTATTATTTCAACAAAAATATGTCTACCTTCGTTGATTACAAAATCAACCTGCTTGACAAAAATGACTTTACTAAAGCTCTTGGTGTAAACACTGACGATATCGTTGCTGTAGGTATGGTATACCAGTTCTAATCTGGTTAATAAAGGATATGCTGAGAAGGTTTTATCTTCTCAGCATATAAGTGGCTCCCTCAAGCCACTTCTTTAAGAAGCATTAGAGCCCTGCTTCTTACTATCTAAACTTTCTGTTATATATTACCCTTTATCTTGGGGGTGTTTTTACGCCCCGTTTTTTATTAAAAAATAATCGTATTAATTAAGCTTAGTAACATCAATATCCATCTCTAAGCAAATGTCTAATGCCATTAACATACCTTCGATTATTCCCTCTGCTTTCTGTAACCTTTTCCCGATATATCCATCAGAGCAATTATGCTTCTGCGCCAGCCTCATAAACGTCATGCCCCAAACGTAATAATCCACCAGCAAATCATGCAAGTCATTGTTGCTCTTTTTCAGACGAGCCATGCAACCACAAATAACCATCGCATCATCGTCACAACATTGCGGTCGCGATTTAACCTTTGAAGGAATAAGCCCCTTGAATCCGGCTGCAATCGATGACCAGGTAACATCCTCATGATTATTTGCCACCCACGCTCCCCAACGCTCAAGAACCATCTGAATATCACGCATCAGCGCAGCACCTCATGCACCAGTTTTTCAAACTTTCCAACTTTGGTTTCCAGCTCTGCCACACAATCCACCAGCTCATCCACCGCTTTTTGTGCACGGTGTTTCGCCTGCATCAATTCTCTGAGCGCGGGAACCATATCCCGACGAATGGTATCTTTTGTTACACCTGTTTTTTCCAGTTGTTCCGCTTGTCGCAACATTTCCTGTGCCTGTTTACGTAATTGTTCAGGGGTAAAAGTCATTGTCTGGTTGTTCAAAAGAAACGCTCCATCTTACTGCTGTCAGTTCGTTTGTTACTGTATCTTCGCGGCTGGGGCTGCTGCATTGGTGTAGAAAGAACCTGTGCGCTTTCCTGGTCTACAGGCAGAAAATGTCCGTTATAAAAACGTCGGTAAATCGTCCCCAGAGA